TCCGTCAACCAAGTCAGCGGAAGTAATAGTTCCACCAAGACTCAACTTGGTGTAAGCAATACCTGCTGTCGCTGACACGTCAGCGTTGACAATAGTTGCATCCGCAATCTTGGCTGATGTAATTGCATTGTCAGCAATATCTGCTGTAGCAATTGTTCCATCAAGAATCTTGGCGCTTGTAATAGCGCCATCTGCTATGTCTCCTGCAACAATTGTGCCATCAGCAATCTTAGCCGAGGTAATAGCACTGTCTGCTACCTTGCCTGTTGTTATGGCTAGGTCTGCAATGTCTGCAGTTCCAATGCCACCATCTGCTAACTTAGCAGAAGTAATAGAACCATCTGCAATCTTAGCGGTAGTAACTGCAGCATCTGCAATGTCGCCAGTAGCAATAGTTCCGTCAGCAATTTTGGCTGAGGTAATTGCTGAGTCAGCAATTTTTGCTGTAGTTACGTTAGCATCTGTAATCTTAGCCGTAGTTACTGAGTCAGTAGCCAACTTAGCAGCAGTTACATTTGCATCAGTAATCTTTGCGGTTGTCACAGCATTTGCTGCAAGCATTGTATTTGAAACATTGCCTGTGCCACTTGATAAAGTTACGTTGCCAAGAACTAAGCCGTGTGCTGTACCAGTAGTCTGCTCAATGTGGTCATTGGTTTCTTGGTAGTCACGACCGATAGCCATGTGTCGAACAACTGCACCTGCTGAGTGAGCCACACCTGTGCCAGGTGTAGGTCCATCAATACCACGTGAGATAGTTAATGTATTACCAGAAGAATAAAGCGTAACATCAACAATTTCTTCAAGCGCTGTATCTGGGTCAATAACAACCGTATAAGTCTGAGTACCTGTAAGTGTCTTGCCACCCATAACAGATGCACCATTAACAACACTCATAGTTGTTGCTGTGGCTGTAATTGGAGAACTCAAAGTTGTTTGCTGAGAACGTGAAGAATACTTTCTGACTGTCATTTAGGTTCCTATCGGCGGGAGAAGTGAACTCGTGGTGGGTAGTTCTGTTGCTGTGCTTTTGTCTCTTCGGCAAGACGTTGTGAATACAAAGCAAAGAGTTGTTTAGTTGCACTCTGTGACGCACCAAAGGGGCGCTTGCTGTCTGTTTCATCAGCCTGTGGGCTGACCATTGATGCGCGTGCTGGGTCAAGGTATGTCAATAGACGATACGCTGCTCCAAGAATTGCTACATCTTTTGTTGATTCTGGTAAACCAGTTTGTGTTGCATAGTCTTGTGAGTTAGTAGTAAAAGGGCTTGGGTCTGCTGCATAAACTACACGGACTGTACGACCAGACACAGGCTCTTCACCAAGAGTAATAGTTTGTGCATTTGCTCCAAATGCTGTGGAATCTGCTGTCGAGTCAAAGTCGTATCTACGAATTGGAACCCACTCTTTAGATGGTCCAATTGATTCCCATGATACCGTGATGATGTTTTTAATATTTAAACCGTTAAATGCGTACGTTGTTTTTGCTGCATTAAAAACAAACGATGTTGATTTAACAGCAAAGATAGCAGAACCAAACGAACTGATAGTATCGTTAATTGCACGCTTAACAGCGTAACGTGGGAATGTTGGAGAGATAGTAACCTTCTTATCAATAAGGTGTGTATCTGGAGTAGAACCTAAGTAGCCGCGCCCGTAAGGGGCGACAGTTGCCGTGTTAGAAATACGGTCATATGAGTCAACCCATAGTAATTCTTCATCAATTTCAATAATACCCTTGCCTACAGATTCAGTTGAACCTAGAGACAAAATAAGTGGAGATGCACTTGATGAGGTAGTTGTTGTTACTGGAGCCTTAAGATAAGTCGCTCTATCTTGCTGAACAGTATAACCAGCAAGGTTAATAAGAACTTCATCAATCATGTCCTCTAAAGTAGTTGTCATGCGTTGATGCTCCTTAAGGCAGCAGGGGCTGCTAGTCCAGTGGTTCCTGCAAGTTCGTTGCAGATACCATTGATATCTTTAAACTTATCACGTGTGCGTGAGGCAGATGCCTTGATGTTTAATGCTCCAACAGTTGCTAGACCAGTAGTACCAGCCCAACGGTTAGCCGCACCTTGTTCATCTAAGAACCTTGCTACATCAGTAATCCCAGCAAGCCTATTAAGTTCTGCTGTTAAACTGCTTCCTGCTCTGCCTAGCGCCATTGTTAACCTTTCGTATAATGTTTTGGTAGTACTAAATTAGATTTCTTTTCTTCTTTAACTCCACCAAAAAATGCTTTGTAGTAGTGCTCATCAAACGAGAACCGTTTCATATGAGGAACAGTTGCTCCTGTATGACACCAAACTGGAACTTCAGCCTTATCGCATAGAGCAAAGAAGTAAATATCTTCACCCATGAAAGACTTATTAACACCGACTTCTGTAAACATTGGTGCATCAGGCATTGCTTCTGCAATCTTTGTTACTGCATTGCGGTGCATAAGAACAAATCCCATGCCTGCTGCGCCTACTTTAATAAACTTGTTTTCTGGTAGTGGGTGCATTCTTTGAATGCCGACTACTCCATCTGCCTCTGCAAACTCATACACTGTAGGCAGTGGAATCATAAGAGGGTCTTCTGGTGTATCCGTTGTAAAGTACACACCAGTTACAATTGGATGCTTCTCTGCATCTTTGTTATCCCAAAGTAGTTTAAACTTATCAACACTAATAACTATGTCTGAATCAACCCAAAGCAGCCAATCAGACTTATTATTTTCATACCAGTATGAAATTACTTTTTCACGTTGACGGGCAATCTGATTGCCTTGACTACGTAAAGAAGTTTCAAACTTAACGCCTGACTTAAGCATAACATCAACAACGCCCTGCATAAACTTGCCATCTACATTACCGTTGTCACACCATGCAATTGATACTGTTTCTTGTTTCATCGTCCCCACCTTTGTTATCTGTGACTTGCTGTTTTCTTTGCAATTGATTTAGGTTGTTTTACAAACTGTTTACCTTTTGCATTACCTGCAGCCTTAGCCTTATTTGTAGCAGCCTTTTCCGCTGGAGTTAACGCTGCCCAGGCTTTTTCAGGAAGGTATCGTTTTTTGCCTTTAGAAGGTTTGCCATCAGATGTCTTCCATTTTTGTGCAGTCCACTTCTTAAGTGACTGCTGTGACTTAGCAAGTGCCATTACTTGTAGCCTCCGCCAGCCTTTTTGTACTGCACTGCAAGGAGTTGAGCCTTGCGTGCAGACCATTCACCAGGGTCTCCACCTTTAGAACCAGCCTTTATTTTTTTAAATAGTGCAGCACGCATACCTGGTTTGGTGTAGTTGCCAGCAGAATTAACTGTAGATTTCTTTTTTGCTGGCATTACCACTTCACCTTATCTGCCCAGTATGCTGCTGACATTTTGCCTTTAGCAATGTTCTTTGCATGACGTGCTTTGAATGAAGCCTGTCTAGCCGTAGGCTTCTTATCGCCAGTTACACCCTGTTGACCAAAGCGAATAGTCTTAACCTGTTCACCTGACTTAGCCACAACAACATGTGACTTTGTTGGATGATTAGGCGTGCGCTTTGGTTTATTAAACCCTGACACTCCTGCTCGCTTTAGCCTTGGGTCTGCCATTTAGTTCTTCTTTCCTTTTACTTGCTTACCAGTCTTGTCATCGTAACGGCGACCCTGTACAAGGGCGCCGATAAACTGTCCAACTTGCTTATCTTCTTTACGGCGGAGCATGTTTGCACGCTCATCAGTTCCAGGTCCAGACTTCTGACTGGCTTCTCCTGTTGCTTGATAAGCACGAAAAGACTGCTTTGCTTCCTTCATTAAGTTCTCTAAGTAAGACATGTTGCGTGGCATAATTACTTCTTTGCCATCTTCTTAACAACCTTCTTGACGGTCTTCTTCATTGGTCCCATACCGAAACCCTTTTCGCCCTTTTTCTTGCCACATCCACATTTAATACACATTATACTTGTCCAATCTCTTTCATAACTTCGGCGGTTTTTTTATTTATTTCGTGCGCTTTAGGCATTGTCTCTGAATTGTAGGCTTTGCCTAAAGTTGCTGATGCTTTATATGCTGCTTCCACGTGAGCACGTGATGTGCCTCCTGGTTGCATTCCTTGCGCTCTGGCATCTCTGTATGACTGCAACTCTGATGTCCACTTCTTGTCAGAAATGTCTCTTGTTGAATCTCCAGCATTAAGTTGTAGCCCTTTAGCCTTGCATCCAAAGCATTCAAATGGACCACCACATTTAGTGTGGTCTATTGCTTTGAAATCATCTGACACAAACGGAGTCTCTGATGTCTCATCACATTCAGTACAGCCGTATAATCCGACATATGAAATCATGTCGCCATCTATTAAGTTATATCCCCACTTTACAACTTTTGTAATGTGGTCACATTTATCCTGCTGTAAAGTTTCCTTCTGTGACATCTACGCCCCCTGCAATTAGTGCTGCTTTTGTTGCATCGTTTACTGTGTACTTATATCCGCCACGATAAACTTCCTGATAATCAAGTAAGTCTTCATCTACTGGATAACGTATCTGCCGATACGTACCACCGTCTTTAACGATAGTAATTCCTTTACGCAATTTAGCAAAGTAAAATAATCTATGTGCTCCCGATGGACCTTCAAGTACATACGGTGTTTCAAAAGTCCAGTTAGCCATGTTTCTCCTTCTAATGGATTTACTGTCAAGCAGGGAGATTGCTCCCCCTGCTCAACCGTCAATCAACTATGCGATTGATGAACCTGACTCAATACGGAAGAGTGCTTCTTCACGGTAGCGAGCAAAGCCGAGTACGCCGTACCAACCCATTGGGCGGTGACGCATCAACTTGTCAACGACTGGTCCGATAACTACGTGTGGCTCTTCGGCAACTGCTTCTGCAAGTGCTTGCTGTCCACAAATAATTGTGCGGTAGTTACGTGCAGATGATGCACCGTCTGTAGCGTTGTACAGACGTGGTGACTCTACGAAGTATGCACCTTCGTATGTACCAATTTCTCCCGCCCAGATGCGGTCCTGTGCAGAACCGTACTGGTTTGGAAGTAGCCAACCTGCTGAGCCTGTCTCGGCACGGAGGTCATGTGAAACTTCTGGGTGGAGTCCAGCCCAGTAGAGTGAACCCTTACGGGCGATAGCCTTGTTAGCACGCAACTTAGCAACCGCACGGCGAATGTTCGCTGATGAGATTGTTGCTGCTGCTGTAATTGTGGCTGTTGATGTTGCAGTTGCACCTGCGTAGATTACGTTTGTTCCGCCGCGCAATGTTGTCATTGCAACTGCGTCAATTGAATCTGCAAGGTTGAATGCAATAATATTAGCAATTGCTGGGTCTACATCAGCAAGGCTGAATAGTTCCAAAGCACGTGTTACAAGAACAGAGTTACCGTACTCGTTAAGAGTAATTGTAACTGATGTTGGTGTAGACATTGCTACTGCATCTGGGTCAGTTGCTTCTGTCAGAGCAGTTGTTGTTGGTGAGAGGTCAACGTAGCGTTGTAGAACAACTG